CACGGCAGTTTTTTTACTGCGCCAGTGTAGATAAAGAAGCCCGTTTTGCTTGCAAAGAAAACGCCAATCGGGGCTGTTACTGCAGCCTTCGGTCCCACCAATCCAGCGCCCTCGTTGACGAGATTCACCGCAAAAGTCAACGGAGGCCCAATAAACTGCATCGAATACAAGCTGGTGTCCGTCCAGATCAAAATCTCTTGCCGACTTTTTATTGCGCCGATGATGAAAGACCCTGCTGAAATTCTTACAGAGCCAGCAGAATTTGTGGCCGTAGGATTGAAGTCGAGTTCATTTTCGGAATCGGAAAATGCGATCAGCATGGGATCAACTGTGCCTGATCGAGAAGCGCCTGAAATAGGGTCTGCGCCTAACACGATCAGATGGCGATCAATCTCTGACGTGATGACCTGAAGGCCGACGGTGGGCACGAGATCTGCGCCGGTAACTCCAGAAAGATTCACGGCACGAGTGGATAATCCGCCGCTTTCCACCCACCTAAAAATACCGCCGCCCCGCGGATTTATTATGAGATTTTCACCAAAATTGTCGTGAGTCCAAAGTCTGAGTTGGCCGGTGTTGGCAATCGGGCTTGTCGATCCCCAAGTCCCTGCACCCCAAGTTCCATTGCCCCAGCCTGTTGCCTGCACATATACATCGAGCCCGACATTTATTTGATACGCTCCGACTGTGCTCGATCCGCCATTACCAGAGTCAGAGGCGTTGGCGGTGACGGTTGCGCCAGAAGTATCCTTTGCTGTAATCGTATAAGTATTACCATCTGTTACGAGTACGATTTGATACTCTTGGTTCAGCACAGCGGCCGTTACATTGCCGCCAAGAGAGGCGGCGCCACTGAAGGTTACAAAGTCATTGTTGACCGCTCCGTGACCTGTATCGGTGACCGTGATCGTGGAGGAGCCGTTGGTTGCGGCAAAAGTGACATCGCCCGCTGAGGTCGTGGAGCGAATCGGGGTTACATCGTAATAGAGATCGCCCGACTCGACGTAGTATTTGAACGTAGTGCCGAGTCCAAGATACCGAACGCCGCCCAGCTCAATCCAACTATGCAGAGCGCGGGCAACGCCAAGGAAAGCATTAGCGCCCAGCTTAATCCAACCGCCAATTTTTTCGACTCGACTTTTACGGAATCGAACCAAGTTGCCATCTACCCAGCCTCCCTTAGAAGAGTAGTCCGTGGCCTCTTTATCGATGCCCGCCTTAAATTCTAGGTTTGTCAGTGGCATGGCGCATTATGCCAGCCTGATGATAGCGCCCGTCGCTGTCGGGCTGGGAAAAACGACCGTGAAGTTCCCTGCTGTAGCGCTTTTATCAGCCCCGAAATCTAAGACACAAACCGCTTTGTTCGAGGCAGAAGAGTTATATATAAGGCATCCCCTCGCCGTGACGGTAGCGGTCCCAAATGTAAGGTCTGAAAAATCACACACGGCTGTCGTTCCAGCCGCGACGGGCGTCACGCTGGTTAAATTTGCGCCGCCAGCGGTGTAGTTAGTGCCACTCGATTGGCCTGTGGTCACATAAGCCGTCGTACTGGCCCCCAAAGTCGCACTAGAGGTGTAGAGCGCCAGCTTGAAAGTATTCCCAGAGCTTGCCGTAAAATTATGGGTGCCGACCAACAGCTCTTGCTTAAAACTGGTACAGACTGCTTGGGAGATCGCCATGACTTATAACTCCTTCAATATATCAGCAAAATCCGCGTGCCCCTGTCCACGCAATTTTTGAGCAACAGTAGTGCGATCACTATATATCGCACTCTTGATCCCTCTCAGGATAACATCATAAACCTGTGCTCTGAAAGCCTCGGCCTGCATCCTGATATGCGGGTCCGCCTGCTCTGAAATGCTGACCAGCCTGTCAGTCGTGACCCGCGCCCAGAACTCTGGATCGTGACCGCCGTCATCTGATGTGGCGACCATGACATCTCCCACACTGGCGCTCGCTATCGTCGAAATCATCCCTTGTATGGCTCCGCGGCTTTGGGCAACTCAATCCGTTGCAGGTTGTATTTTTGTTGTGCCTCCGCAAATTTACTGCGATTACAAATAATCCACTGTCCATCCACATCATTTACGGCCATAAGCGGGTCATCAAGTCGATGGTAGCCATACAGGCGCTCATGCGGCTCTACGTTGGAATCCAGCAGGGCTGAGCGAGGACTTGCGCCAATCGAGACGCCCTCGCTGATGCAACGCGAAACCCAAAACTCTACGCACCCTCTACCAGCTTCAGCGAAATGGAGATTGTGTTTATAACTAAAATCCATGCCAAACAGGTCCATGTGCCCTACCTTGTTATAAAGACCAAAGGCAATGGCGTAGGCCACGGTATTGTTCAAATATGCACATTTCTGATCTTCGATCACCTCTGCGATGGGATATTCGACAATCGCAGGCACCCGCTCATCGAGTTCGCATGAATATATCGGCACCTCAATCTCTGGGAGCAAGCGACGCATAACGTCAGTCTGATTGCCTGCGTCTTCCGTGTCGAGGTATCGGCTAGCAGGGTCCATCATAAAAACCCTGTCGCACTGAAAAACAGAAAGTGCGGCGTTAATACACCACACTTCGTCCCATTCGGCGGAGTTTTCTACTCCTATAACGTAATCAATTTGTGACGCACCTAACCCAAGAATGGCAATTTTCTTGCCCTCCAGCTCCCTGATTTTGGTCATATCAACTCACACCCATCCTCAATAAATCGAAACGATACTCATCGCGAGTCGCACGTCCCTCTGATACGTTCTTCATTCTCGCGATACCTTCTTTGAACCGAGCCTCAAATGTCTGAATCACATCTGGCGGCTCCTTCAAAAATACTGCGCCCTCAACCAGAGCCCCGTAAAGCAAGGGATCTGGGTGATCTGTGGACAAAATTGTACTTTCAGACTCACCTCCGACAGTCAAGGAAGGCGGCTTATAAAGATAATGAAGCTCCACGTCATAACCGGCGTCTGGCACGGGGCTCAGTTCAAAGGCGCTGTCATCAAATAACGAATAATACTTTGGCCTGCCCGTAGCGGATGTGCTGGAGTTGAACTGCTTCATAAAGCTGGGATGCTTATAAAGAAGATAGTGATAAGTCCCGCCGCTAATAACGGCCAGAGAAAAAGGCGCAAAAAAATCTGACGGGGTAGCCAAGAACCTTTTGCTTGTCGTTGTGTTCCCTGTGACATTTCTTCTCTGCTCAGGAAGCTGAACCAGTTTGAATATCCGGTTTTCGCTCTCTTTTATAAACCGATCAAGATTGTTATTGAAGGTGGTCTCGTCCACCTGCAAGTAGTCTTTAATCGTCGTTTTTAAAGATGCAAGTGTGAAGCTCATGTGATTGTCACCTCAACCGTGCCGACTGCCGCAGTAATCTGGAAAGCCGTCAACTCTGTGCCTAGCTTGCCAAGACCCACATTTGTATACACCATAAAAAAGTTGCCGTCTTTGCCCCCGCTTGAAGGATCAATTCTGGCGTCTTTGACTGCCTCTGGATCAATCGGCGTAGGCGTTCTTTGCAACTGTGGATGCTTCGGAGACCATTGATCTGGGCCGACCAAAAGGCCGTCCCAAGTCTTTTTCATGTCTTTGAGCTTGTATCGGAATCCGGTTATGTCACAAATTCCAAAAGCGTTTTTGCCTGCCGCGAAAGCCATTAGGCAATCCTGTAAATTGTCAGGTCTGGGGCAACTCTGAAGCTGGCGCGTGCCTGATCTTGAGAGAGAGCACGCTCAAACTCTTCTTCGTACAACTGCTTCAATAGCGTGACCTTTTCTGGCGCTCGCTTTAATGCCATGTAGTACGCTAGACCGGCCGCTAAGCACGGATAGAAGCGGAAAGGCACCTCTAGCGTGTTTGCTCCCGCATCCGCGTCATCCATGCGGCTCAATACGTTCAAATAAATGGTATATGTCGAGTTCTTGTCAGGTGCTGGCCAAACCGTAATCGTGGGGCTGATCTGCTTATCAATAAAATACTGATTTGGCTTGCCGGTCGTTGACTTATTGGCCAAGTGTGCATATTCAGCGCGTGAGAGCTTATTCAGCGGCACATCTGTGTCAGTGCCCTGCACGGTTTCACGCACAAACACGTCTAGCACGTCAATCACTGATGTTGGATTGGTGCTGTCGATTGTGTACTGGGTTGTATCTTTGACGGCACTGATCGTTTTCTGGTTGATTGTCCACTGATTCAGGCCGCGATTAGCCCATTCCGCCAGCATTAGGTTCAAGGATCTTTGCGCTGTCTGGAGGTCATAGCCAGTGCGAAGCTCAAGCCCACAGCGCTCAAAAGCCTCTTCGACATAATCCGCTACATCTAACTCAAAATCTTTACTGCCGCTCGTCGCCATCGTCAGCACCCGCGTATAGGTTGTTGAAAACCTGATTTACGTCCAAGGTGTAGTCTAAATCAGATTTTGAATAATGGATATGCTGAGAGGGCCTGAAGTCTGGAGCACCCTCACCTGTCTCGAACCATGCAGGATGTGTAACCCGCACCCTGTTGTTGGGCAACGCGACGATATTCCCTGTCCACGGACCCGCATCCAACAGCTCCAAGACGTGGCTTTGTTTGTGCTGAGCGGGATCGTCAGCGATCTCGTTCTCAGCATAATCCACTGTAAAATAGTATTTGGCGGGGTACATTTCGCCATCAATCATGGCAAGCCATGGGCAGGGCGTCGCTCTATCCAGCACATAGACTGCGTGATAATGCGAGCTACAGTCCCACGGCTGAGCCGCCCAAACGGGCATCGGCTCTGGCCAGTCTTCGAGAGGAGTATCACCAACTAAGGCGGTGATAGGCATACGAGCCCACATAGCACCACCATGCACGTTGGGCTCATCATCTTCGTCGTAGGTCTCTGCTCCAGTAAAAATCAACTGGAAGCTCAAGCACCTCGTCGGCATAGTGGTGACAGCGATAGCCATGGCGTGAATAAACTCGCCGTGGTATTTCTGGTGATTATGCGTGTACTCCCTGCGCACCCAGCACTTAAAGTGCGGGATGTTACTTTGCAAATACGCCATTTATCGTCCAAACAGACCGCTCTTTTTACTGCTAGGAGCACGCATCTTTCTGTTCATGCCGCCCTTTACGCCGCCCTTGGTTTTCATGGCGCCGCCTTTGGCCATGCCCTTTGTCTTCATAGCACCGCCCTTGGCATAACCTTTGGACTTCATCATGCCGCCCTTCTTCATGCCTTTAGTTTTCATAACTCCCCCTTCCTTCATCCCCAGCATGGGGGTCGCACGACTTTTAAAAGTGTCTCTAATATTGTTAAGGGTTCTTTCAGTTTTTCTCGCTTTGCGCTCATCTGCTTGCCCAGCACCGCGACCTCTGCCTTGCATCGGCCTTTTTGATTTTTTAGGTAATCCTCTTGTGAATGCCATATTTGTACCCTCTAATTAACGCGGAACTCGCGTTGTTTTACGTCGATTATTCATCATTGCGCCACAGCCACGCCCTTGAACCTCGACGTAACCGCCTTTATTTAAATTGCGAGCAATCGCCTCACCACGCTTTCGCTCGTAACCAGATAGCTTGCCGTCTTTGTTAAGGTCAGCTTTTTTTTCGTCAATCTTCATTTGCGATGCCTCGCCGTCTTTTTGGCAATCTTCTTTGGTTGCTTGGAAAACTGCTTGCCTTTCTTGGTGTCTGCTCGCTTTTTGCGGGTTGTGGCCGCGTATTCCTTGTCAGACATGGCCTTGATGGCTTTTTCGGGCAAGTAACGCTCGCCAGTGGCTTTCTTGCCTTGAGTGCTGGGCTTGCCAGATTTAGTGCGCCACTTCTGTTTCGTCCATTTTTTCAGGGACTTCTGTGACTTCTTGAGAGCCATTAGTCCCTATATCCTCCCCCAGCTTTTTTATAGGCGGACGCCAGCATTTGCGCCTTCCGAGCACTCCATTGACCACTGCGTCCGCCCTTAGATCCTGCTTTTATTTGCTTGAATAGCCTCTTACGTAGGGTGGGCTTCGTGTAGTTGCCCGCCTCATTTACACGAGACTTTGCTTTCTTTTTTGCCTTGGGTTTAGCCTTTGCCTTTGGCATTACTAAATCCCTTCCATTCTGCGCGGATCTACGATCATTCGCCTCGGAGGTGGAGGTCTAAACTCAGGACCTCTGACTGGAGGCGTTTGTCCTCCGTAGAGTTCTGCCATCACTTCTCGAAGTCGATCCACGTCTATGTTTGGAATCATGCCGCCAAAGGTGCCCGCGCCGCCTGTCAGGGCCGCGATGCGGTCTTGCAGATTGTCTGGGATTGTCGGCGTGACAGCAGGAGCGTCCACACCTCCAGAGCGATCTCCCATCGAGGCTTTATACTCTTCTATGGCCTGCTGAATAGCATCCGTGTTTAATCCAGAAAGGAAGCCGCCGCCAATTTGATTTGGCATCAAAGGCACCATAGGGCCGACTGGCATCGTAGACACCGTAGGTTCTTGAGCACGCATAAACTCTGCATACTCAGCGTTAGTAACGGCACCGTCGTTATTAAGATCTGCGCCCTGTTGAGCAGCAAAAGCCTGATTTGCTGCGGCCTCTTGCTGTGTCATACCCCTGTTTTCCATCAGCTCAGCGATCCGCGCCTCTAAAGGACTCATTGCTGGTGGATTTGGGTCTTGACTTGTAAAGTCGTCAAAGGAAAGCCTCCCTTCGTTGGGATCAGTAGGTGTTGCAGGCAAAAGTTCGCCAGTAATCACTTCATCATCCGTAGGCGCCTGCCGCGTCGCTGGATTTTCCATCAGATATTGATATTGATCGTAGGGGTTCGGTGTAAAAGAATCGAGAACGCGCTGTCTGTCAGCAATCACCTGCTGAACTAGACCGCCTTGATTCATTGTAGGAATGCTTCCCCTCATGTCCGAATCGTCCAATGCACGGCCTCGTTGAAAATACTGGCTCAAATCACTCAGAGGTAAACCACCGCCTCCGCCTACGCCATAACCTCTTCCGCTGCCGCCACTCAAAGGCATCATACCGCTCATGCCTCTCGATCTGCTTCTCGATCCACTTTGTTCCGCCCCTTGACCACTAGAAGCGGAGCCCATCGCAGAAAGTATGTCTGGGCCATACCTGACTAGTGCGCCCGCTGCTGGGTTGATCAAGCCTACTATACCCGCCGCTGCGCCTCTCGGGGTCGTGTAAGGCGCGATAATGGGCCGCATGAATTTCAGAACACTGTCTTTTATGCTCATTTTATTTGCCTACCAAGCCTTGCACGACCAGTATCTGGCCGAAAACTTGTCTTTTGCCGTGTCGCATTTGTGCCGCGCACGGAAGGATTTACGTCTAGCAGGTTGGCTTTTTTTGATCGTCATCTTGCTATCTCCGTACCTGACCAGCTTGACTTCATTGCCCTTTTTGGCAAGAACCGCACTTTTTTTGGCCTTGCCGGGAGTCCGTTTTGGCTTGTTGTAGCCAGCAAAAGTCTCCCCTCTGTACTGAAGTCGCCCAGAGGGGAGTCGTTTTACATCTTTGGTCGTTGCCATTATTAACCGAAACTCTTGATCAGTTCCAAAATGATCATGTAGCTATCACCGCTTGAGTGACCTACGGTCGTGAAATCCAAGTCTCCCGTCTTCCCAGATCCCGCATTGTTGGGAATA